GTCCCAAATTCAACAAAACTTGCATAATCAGCTGGAGCTTCTATATAAACACCCTCTAAATCCTCATCAAAAAAAATAGATCCTTTTAAAAATCCTGTATCAACTGGAGCTGTTAATTTTGCATCTTTTGCTATTCTTGATGCTGAATATCTTAAATCCTGTAAAGACGCTTTTGAAACATAAATTTTTAATTCAGTTAATATATTATCAATATCTTTAATATCTTGTTGGTTAACCTTTATGTTAGTCGATTTTTGTTGCATTTATTGTAGTATAATTTTTATATTCTGATTCATAAATATTATTAATTCTATAATTATCACTTTCTCCTTCAACTTTAAAATACCAATTAGATGTTGCATTTGTATTTATAAAATCTATTGTATTTGTTCTTGATATTAATTCAACATCTGTTCTGGTTGCTCTTTGACCATTTTCAGTAGATCTATCACCTTTTAATTGTTTATAATTTGCCCAAATAGTAATATACTCGGTACTACCTTCTTGAAAGCCACCATAACTATCGGCAACCTTTGTTAGTTGCCAAATAACAATACGAGTATTTAATTTCCCTGGATTCATTATAAAAACATTGCTTTATAAGAATTTAAAATATCCCTAGTATCTGTTGGAATTAAATCAGATGCATTGTTTTCATCACCACTATTAAAATCTACTCTATTTTCATAATATGTAGATGCCAATTGTAAGATCGCTTGTTGTAATAAAGAATCATCCATACCAGCTGTTATATAAACAACAGTTACCTTTTTAGCATATCCATTATCAAGTTCAATAGTTTCTTTATCTAAACCAATATTAGTGTGTGTTAAAGCAACGCCATCAGCATGGATACTAGAAATCGAATCAACTGGTCCAAAAGGTAAATCAAATATTCCTCCAGTTTCATCTAAATAATAAGATCTGTTTTTAGCGACAATATCTCTTGATAAATAGTTTTCACACCAAATCCTAGCTTGAGTTATTTGCCTAGCTATAATTGCATCATCAGCGGTTGTATCTATTTTTGCAAATAGTTTTAAATCGGCTGAGGTTACAATTTCAGATCCAGTTGTGGAATTAATTTTTATTTGCCTCATTTTTAGTTTCTTTAGAATCTAGTTTAAGTTCTTTGGTTTCTTTTTTGGGTTTGGCTTCTTTTTTTTCAATTGGCTCACCCCATTCATTAGCAATCCATTTTGGCAAATTAGCATCATTAATTTCGATAATGTCTCCTACTTTAAATTCCCTACCATCTTTTTGAATTGATGTTTTTAATTTTATTTTCATGATATATATATTTTATGTAAAGATAAAAAAAAAGTGCCACTAGTTTTTTTGCTAGTGACACCTTAAACCTATTTATGAAATCAGTGCAAAGTTATTAAAATTTTCTTTATAAGGTCCATTAGCTCTTAATCTTATTGTTTTTTGTTGCTTATTTTTAATTATAAAGAACCCTTTTAAACTTTCTTTATATATAGCAAAGAAATCAACATATTTAGTTTCATACGTTAAGCATCCACGCCTTAAAACGCATTGATCTGAGTACCGATTATAAATACTTTTAACCCTTGTATTGCTAATATATTTTATTTGAATTTTATATAGTGATCCGTTTTTTTCTAAAATACAATCATATTGAGAGGCATCTAGAAGTGGCATTGAAACATTGAATCCATGTCGCATAGCGGTTGAAGCAAAAAGATATTCAGCATAACAACCTTGTTGATTTTGATTCACTATGTCAAGATATAAAAAAAGCCAATTAAATTAATAACTGGCTTTTTAACATTCGCTTAACTTAAACAAAACAATTTCTATGAAAAACTATTGGGCGAATGTACTATCTCTTTAATTTTATATAAATAATTTAATATTTTTAATTTCTTAATAGCTGGTAAGTTTTTCCATATTTGTGGATCTATGGAGCTTTGAACTATATCATCTATTTCAATCATTTCTGGCATATAAATTATTTATTATTTGCTTCGTTTGCTAATACTGAAAATCCTAAAATGGATAAAAATATACCTGTTAAAAAATCGCCATAAAGATGTATTACTCTACAAGCTAAACCTAGTAAACTAAATACTAAAAAGTATTTGATATATATTTTATTTAGATCCATTGTTTTCAACTATTTCAATTAATACTTTTGAATAACTGTTAAAAAAATTATTTAATAAATGTTTTTCGGTTTTTCTTTGCCTATTGGCTTTTTTAAAATTGTGTAAAAATTTTTCTCTATTTGCCATGATTATTTATATATATATTTAAATTTTTAATTAATGATGTTATTGATTTAATAACTGGATTAATAAGTTTCATATTATAACTATCATTTTCTAATTTATAATAATCGTAATTATTTTTATAAACAGTTAGCCAATCATCTGCCTCATGATATAAATTAATTAATGATTTAATACTATAATCTTTATAATTAAGTTTATTTTTAATTACATTATTTTTAAAAGAAATGGAAAACTTATTGTCTAAGCATCTATAAAAATCTAATTCTTGAAATTGTGTTTTTGTAAATTTTGTTGCCATAATTATATTTTTATAGTTAAAAGCATTATTATAAATCCAGCTACTATATAAAAGCTGATTAGCCATTTAAGGTTTTCTGGATCTTGTTTTAAGAACTTTTTAGACATTTCTATCATTATATAAACTCTTTATATTTGTTTAGTTAATTCCTTCAAGTGCAACTCTCTCAACTGCTCTATTTCTTTCTCTAATTTTACAATTTTCCATATCTTACTTTCAATTTGGTCTTTAAGATAATCTGCTTGTGTTTTTGTTTTCATATTGTTTGTTTTAAGAATTTTTTAATCATTTTTAATAATTTCGGTTACAGAACTATGATACCACAGATCTGGATTGCTTAATTGCCTTCTAACATCTTTTATTTGTTCACTACATTCTTTTTTGTATTTGTTAATAGACATAACTGCTAATTGTCTTTTAAGATTATCAACATATCTATTAATTTTAGAATTTTTAGTTTCGTTCTGTGTAATAATTAATTTCATACACCAAATATAAAAGAATTTTTTTAAATAACAAAAATATTTTGCATTTATTTTACATTTATTTCACTTTACTCCATAAAAAAAGGGGTGAAAACACCCCTTTAATTAGTAAAATTGTTATTATTACGGAGTTTCTAACGCTGCTTTTGCAGTGCTGAAAGTTCCATCTATAATACCATTTGGTAAATAAGTAGCAAGTGCTACTCTTTCCATTACTCTTACAGTAACGAATCCATCTCTTACGTTTGTTCCATCCTCTGTAAAGAACTCAACTGCTACGTTATCTCTAACCCATAATTGAGCTGCTTGACCAAAGTTTCCAACTAGGAATGTCCCAGAATTAACCTCATTGTTTACAGCGATTGGCACACCTAAGAAATTAGGTTGTAGCCCTTGATACACTTGATCTTTAAGATAGTTGTTAGTAGTATCTTTTAATAATAAGATCTTGTGAAAATCAGTTGGATTTAAAAGTATGTAATCCGCTTTGTAATTAGCAATCTGTAATTGGTTGATTGCCGCTACAAGTACATCAAATTCATTTGCTGCTTCAACCGATTGGTAAAATTTACCACTTGCTGAAGTATCAAAGTTAGTACCTGAGTTATAAAAACCATCAAGGTTTGGAGCAACACCATTACCACCAAGTATTTGGTCATCCTCAACTTCCATTAATTTAGCTGGAACTCTAGCTGATAAGTAGCTAGAAATTTGAGGCGTATCGTGTAGCATTTCGTCAGAAATTCTTAGGTAAGTACCAATTTTTCTAACGTTAGCATCAGTTGCAGTCATATCAAAATCTGATTGACCTAGAGTTGCACCTTCAGCCGCAGCTGCCGCACCATTTGAATATCCACTTTCTTTAACATATCTAATAACATCACTATTAGTTGAACCAATAGGGATAATTTGTCTAATGTTTTGTGGAGTAGTAGGATCATATTTATATCCTGGTACTCTTTGTGGAGGAATTACGTCTCCAGTAAAATCTGCTGCCACAGTCATATCCGCTTTTATTTCAAAAGCTGATGATCTTGAGCCACCATTTCTCATTGCATCCAATGCACCTTCTTTAATAGCTTTTGTCAAGTTACCAGCAAATGATTTATCCTCTTTTTGAGATGCTTCAAATCTCTTTTTGCTAGATACTTCCATCGCATCCATTCTTTCAGTAAATTTTTCTGTAAGGTTTTTGATTTCGCCTTTCAACGCTTCATCTGCCTTACCAGTTGCTGAATCAACTGCTTGTCCATGAGCTTTTTCCAATTTAGCATCTATAATATCGCCTAATTGGTCAAGCTGCTTTTTTACATTTTCTTCCATTTTAGTAAAGAATTTTTTAAAGTTTATTAATTAAGTATTTATAAATATCAACCTGAGACATCTTTACTGTCGGCTCAGTGATTTCTTCAATCGGCTGAGTGGCATTAACAAAATATGTTTTTAGTTTTAATATTTCGGATTCTAAGGCATATCCCATATCATCTGAGATATTTCCTTTTCTAAGTAGTTTACAAATATTATCATAACGCTTGTAAACTTTATCAATATTAGTAATTGATTTTACATCTAATATTTTAGCTTGGTCATTCGCTGCTAATGTAACAGCACTTATTTCATATAGTTTAACTTCTTTTATTTCTCTGTAATCAGCTTTTTGTTCTTTTACAATTGGCATAATACCAACAGAATTTTCAGTAATTACTCCAGCTTTCATTAGTTCAATAACATCATTTCCTAATTGAGTTTTAGGAATTTCAGCTGTAAATACTAACCCTTTTTCATCCTCATATAATTCCTTCATTTTTCCAATAGGTTGCATCATGTCATGTTGATATAAATATTTTACCCTTGAACCATTTTCTTTAATTGTTTTTTGATATGCACCCTTTCTAATAATGTCTAGGTCGCTATCCTTATTATCAAAATAAGAACCATAACCTTTTACAATATTATTCTTTTCATCATAATCGATTGTTTGCTCATCTATTGGAGCAGCTTTATAAATAAAATCCATCGTTTTCAGTTTTTTACAAAATTACTAAATTTATTTTTACTATATTATTCACTATCATTAAGCCCTTCATTAATAATAGCACCAGTTAATATTGCACCGCTATATCCAGCACCAACATTTTGATTTATACTTCTGGCATTTTTTGCTGGTAAATATATTGCTGAACATCTACAATTAATCACATTTTTAGCAGATCCCTCACCAGGTCGCATTATTGCTTCACCACCAACTAAAAAAGGATCTTTATGTGGTCTTTCTTGGTTGTTAGCTCTATTATGCCAATCTCTCTCATGTCCATCTATTGCTGTTGACCATCTTTTTATTAAATCTTGACCAGGAAAAACATTTATGGCACTTTGCTCGACACCATAATTCGCAGCTCTAGTTGTTTCTGTCCTTACAACTCTTAATGATTGCCAACGAGAATATTTTTTAAATTGTTTTCTTAATATCCTTGCTTTTGCCTCAGCTCCTAATGTTATAAATTCAGGATCTGAAAATAATCTTTGTATTAATTTAATTGCTGTTTTTCTGCCTGTATTAGCAACCTTAGTTATTTCTAATGCTGTAAATTTTTGAGCATAGGCAATAAACGCAAGTTCCCATCCACTTAAAAAATCTTTATAATTAACACCCTTGCTAATATATAAATCAAAAGTTCTTGCATACCATTTAGCAAAATGCATTGATGTATCTAAATAAAGCTCATCATATAATTTTCTCAGATCAAAATACTTAAATAAGTTTGCATATCTAATATCATTATATGTTAACATATTATCAACAGCTAAATTATATTGGCTTTGGTAATAATCTCTAAATCTTTTTGCATTACGCCTTTCAGTAATTCGCCTTTGTTTTGCATTAGCATTACGCCAAGCATCACCAAATTTCTTAGATATTTTAAAAGTTTTAGTATCTAATAAATCCTCATCTTTATTTTCATATTGAGAATAGCAAAAGGCAATACGCTGATCGGCATCAGGAAAATCCCTTCTTGCCTCATCATCAATAACACATCTAGCTATAAAGTGTCTTTCTGTTTCGCCTGGATTTGGTGTTGGCATTATTCACTTATTTCGGTTTCATCATTAACCTCTATATCATTAATCTCAACATCTGGTAAATCTATATCATCACCACTTGCTGGAATTAAATTAGCTGGTATATAATATTCATTTAGTATTTCATTTTCCTCATCATGGTCGTAACTCATTGCTGCTCTTTTTTCATTTGGTGTTAACCACCACGCCTTAGACATCTGGTCAACTATCTTGTCTGTTTCCTCTTGTAATTCTGGAATAACACTAAAGTCATATTCAATACAAATATTATCACCATACATTGGAGCTAACCACCTATTTAATTCATCTTGAATTTTAATAAGTTCTGGAATAACTGCATTTTGATACAATGCCTTTTTTGCCTCTTTCATATTATTATATGTTGAGGATTCTGTATTGTTTAATAATTGTACTGGCACATTATAGATATTACATAAATCTTTAATAGATGCGTTGTACTGTTCAATTAAACTCATATCACTAGCATTTAACCCAAAATTAACCCAAGATAATTTTTTTGGAGTTATAATAATATCACCAGCTTTTTTACTCCCTTGATGATCCCTTCTAAATTTATCTTTTAATTGTTGGGCTTGTACCTCATTTAAATCACCCTCATCACTCATTAAAATACCCCTAGCTGTCTGGTTTTGTAAGAATTTAACTCCGCTTTCTGTCGCCTCATTATTAGTAGTCATAGATCTTAAACCAGCTTTTAGGGGTGATTGACCATAGAGATGTGATCCAGTACCATCATAAAAAGGATTAAAATCTTTTATGTGGCACATTTGATTTGCTGGTATTTTATACGTTCCATTATATTCAATCGTATAAGATTCAACTGGTTTCATCATACCACCAGAATTTATTTCAATAATTTGACTAGGCATAACATATAGCTCAGTATATTTATTTATATTTTCACCTGTTTCTGGTCCTATTCCATATATATATCTATTACCTGTTAATTTACCAAATGCAATTAATTCACTTATCCATGAGGCATAAGATTGAGCTGGATTTGGTCTATCTAATAATCTATGTAATTCAGTATGCTCCAATTCAACCAAAGCGTGTTTCTTTAACATATTGGCTTTATACATTACATTAGGATCTGCAATACCACTTTGCATTGCCTTATATCTTTTATAGCTACTATCATTTACCTTTTCATAAATGTGAAATGGTATTGTGGTAGCTGCTTTCGTTATGATATTAACCAAAGAATAAATGGTTGCATTTTTTCTATATCCATCATTTATATAAGTTTGGTCATTTTCAGAGTTCCATATAATTGTATTACCTAGCCAATTATATACTGCTCTGTTGTATTGTTCGCTTGTATTTTGAGATTTACTGGTTATTATAGATCGTAACCTATCAAAGAATGATGCCATTAATATAAAATTTTATGTAAAAATACAAAATAATAAATTCTTATTTTATACCACAAAGAAATCATTACGATTCCGCCACCTACTATAAACACAATATCTGATTGCATCCAATAAATGGTCTTGCTGATTTGCTTTTGGTTTGTTAATAATTGTGCCATCTTTTAATTCATCATAAACATAACTTAGTTGTTCTTTTTCAATATTAATAGAATCCTCACTAACATATATATCAAATTCTTTAAGTAAACTGATCCCAGCATTTATACTGCCTTGACCTTTAATAGCCCCTTTTGCCCAAATAGACATTTGCCTTAATTCCTCTATACTCTTTGGCTCGGCACTATCACAATACATTAACATATCATCTAACTTTTGTGCTTTAATAAATTCAGCAATATCTCTATTAGTCATTCCTTTTTTGTAAATAAGCTCCTGAATGTATATATTATTATTATACCTACCAACTTTTACAATAGCTAAATTATCTTGACTAAAACCAAAATCACATCCTAGCACCTCATCATCTAATTGTGGAAAATCTTTAAGTGGAATATAATTCCAATTTTTAAATATTTGTTTTTCACTAAATACAGCTCTTAAACCCTCACCATATACACGCCAATAATCTGGATCTCTATCTTTTATCCTTTCAATCTCATCAATTAATTCTTTTGGTAAAAACTTATTATCTTTATAGGTTGACAAAAATAGATCTGATTCCTTACTATCTGCTAAATCATATAAATAATGTACTGGATCACTTGGATTAAAATCAATTAATATTTCTCCCCTTGTTCGCATTGCTAATTGCTGATAATCCTCAAAAAATAATTCATTGCCTTCATTAATCCATAGTATATCTCTGGACGAACCCCTAATCTTTTGAGCATCATCTGTGCTAAACATTTCTAAGGTATGTCCATTATATTCAAATGTATTATCTGATTTATTATGTACACCAACCCAATAGATGCCTAATTGTTTCGATATATGTAGAAAGTCCCTTAGAATTGATCTTTTAAGTGCTGGGAGGGTTTTTCTAACTATTGATATAGTTAATGCTTTTTTTTGAGTAGTCATTAAGTATAAACAATATTGCATTAAGGACCAGGATTTTCCAGATCTAGTACCGCCTTGAAATATTTTTAATCTCTTTTTAGATTCAATGGCTTGATAAAATTGTTTATTGCAATACTCAGTTATTTTTTGTCTTTGGCTGGTGTCCATTCAATTAGTTTGCTTTCAATAGAGCTATCATGTTGAATTTCTTGTCGTTCGATATACCCTCTCTTTTTTCCTTTTGTTTTTAATAAGAATATAGTTGCTGTTGTATTACCTTCTTGAATTTGTTTATGTAATTGACTTTCAGCAAAATCTAATGTAATATCCTCAATTGATTTAACCTCAGCTGCATATTTAGGATCTTTCTTTAACCAATTATAATGTGTTTGTCTATCAATGCCTACTTGTCGTACAGCTGTTGTTACAACACTTAAACTTTTTTCAAGAGCTTTGAGCATTAATCTTTTTTTATGTGTCGAAACTTGTCTAGTTGGCATACCACAAAATTACATAAAAAAAAGGGAGCTAAAAAACTCCCTTTAATTACCTAATACCATTAGAACTTAATCCTGGATTTTTATAGTAGGTTTTTATTTATAGTTTTATAGATTCGTTAATTGATTGTTCAACGCTTAATCCTAAACCTTGAAATAAAACAACATAAGCAAATTGCATTTCATCTCTTGTTGGTTTAACTGTTACTGCTTTTAAAGCTCTTAAAATAAATTCTTGATAGTTCATAATTTGTATGTTTTGTTATTAATTATACTCAAATATACAAATATTTTTTCAATTACAAAATATTTTTTAAGTTTTTTTTAATTTATTTCAATAATTTACCACATTCAGGACATTTATCCCCTTGATTAGTAACTTCTATTGCCTCATTAACCTCTATATTATTAGGTTTAAACTCTGGTAAACTTAAACCCCATTCATTTAATTCATATACATCCCATTCATTAGCTAGTAAATCCCAATCCCACTCACCAAAACTAGAATTATCTTTTATTATAAACTCTTGTTTTTGTTTTTCGGACCATCCTTTAACTATATCAACCCAAACTTTATTTAATCCAGCAGATTTACACGCCTTTAATCTCATGTTTCCACCTAAAATAACCATATCCTCATCAACTATTATTGGTCGAAATTCTAACATTTCTGGAAAATCTTTAATAGATTTTACTAATTTTTTAAACTTTGTATCTCTTATATATCTAGGATTGTTTTCGTTTTCTTTTATTTCTTTTATATCAACTATTTTTACCATTATCAGTTTTTTTATTATACAAATATAAATATAAGTCCCAAATTTTAGAACTCGCTATTGATTGATTCTTGTATTTTTTAGGTGATCTAATTAATCGGTTATCATCATAAATTTCAATATAACATTCCTTTTTGCCTTTAATTGGGACTATATATACTTTTATATTGTTTTCTAAACACCAGGATTGAGCTTGTAGATATATATTCATTCTGTACCAGATATTATGTCTTTTAAGTTAGGATCTAAATCTAACAAAGCTATTTTATGATTCTCCACAATCATCGCAAACCCTAAGAATAGATAATTTAAAGCATCTGCATAACGACTATCAATTGGTTCAGCTTGATGCATACTGGGATCACCAGCATGGCTTAAAATAGCTTGAATGTGCTTATTAAAAAACACCGCCCAAACTTCCATAGGTTTTATGCCTATACTTTCAGCTGTTGATTTAAAGTTATGTAATACATCAATACTTTTATTTGTGTATTCTGGTTGCTTAGCATCCATTATTTCCAGAGCTTTTTCTAGGATATATTTTTTAGTGGATTGAAATTCTTTTTGTGTCATAATTTATTTTTAAAATAATTCTATTTGAGATGTTGTTTTATAACTTGCATCATAATTAGTGTTTTTACCTTTTGGATATGGTTTAATCTGATAATTTAATTCTTTTAACCATTTTTTTCTTTGTTTTTTAGATCCAATAAAATAAATATATCTATGCTTTTGTGGTCTAACTCTAATTGCTAAATCTTGATAATTTATATTTTTATTCTCACCAACAGTTTTATTATGTTTATTTGGATTGTTAATATCAAACCTTTCAGTTCTTTTAGCCGATAAACCAGTATAAATAAAATTTGTTGCTTGGTATATATAACCATTATGATTTTGTGATGTATCAGCATAACTAACTAAAATTAAATTGTTAAGCATTTTAAGTGATTGAGAAACAAAATAACTTAATACATTTTTTTTTAAACCATCTTTAACACATAATCTGTTTAATTCATATACATATTTTGAATTTTTTTCGCCACAAATACCAACACATAATGGATTACTTGCTGGTTTACCCACAGTCAATATACCTTCCATAATATTATTATTGAATAAACCAAAAGAATAAGATATTGGTGGTATTCTTTTTGCATAATGTTTATATAGCACCCACTCTTTACACAATTCTTTTTTTATAGATTTAACTTTATAGGTTTCTTTAATCATTTAATATTCTATTAATTAGAGTTTTACTTCTTTTGCTAGGTTCTTTTGTAAGGAAAAAACCTCTTTTAGCATTTTCATAAATAACAGGGGTTTTAAATTGCTTATAAGTTAAATCAATTATTTCGTTTTTTTCAGTTTTCAAAAACCAATGAGTTGATTTTTCGTGTTTTATATGATATACTTTTAATTTTTCATTTGATAAATGATAATAGGTTTCACTTGCAACATAACAATGACCAGTATATTTATTTTTATTAATTATGTTTATATATTCTTTTTTTAATAAATCATCAGACAAATTTTTAATTATAGCATTTTTTAAATTTATATTCATATTATTATTTTTATTTAAAATGGTACATTATCTTTTATTATTTCAAACTTTTTATCACTTTCATTAATCCCTTTATAAATTCCGCCATTAGCAAAATCTGGAGCTATTTCAAATTCGCCTAGTTGTCCATTTTCCTTACGTTTTACCTTTTCAACATGAACTCTTACAACATCACTTTTATATTTAGTTTTTTGCCCTATACATCTATAAGCTATTAATCCATTATATGCTTTGTTAAAAAAATCAGCACTTCCAGAAATATCATATAAAGTAGGTTTTTTATATACACCTCCATCACTTTCAATTTTTCTAGGATGTGCCACTAAAAATAAATGAGTATTTGTCTGCTGACAAAATTGTGTTATTTGACTAAGTATTTTTCCAATATAACTGTGGTCCTTTTGTGCTGAATGATCTAACATATTATAGGGATCAATTACACATACGTTAATTCCCTTTTGAAATACTAGCTCCCTAAATGCTTGTAAAATACCTTTTAGAGTTAAATTTTCTAAATCTATTTTAATCCAATAAAAATGATCCTCAATAAAATCTTTAGTATTATTAAGATCATTATTATTACAATTTTTTTTATTTAATTTATTTGCCATTCTTTTAATATGTCCCTCGTAAGGAAAAGATTCTGGTGAAAACATGGCACATCTAAAATCATGTTTAGTAGCTAAGTTGCAAAGTATTTGATCTAATATATCGCTTTTACCACTATTTGGAATACCACTTACAACAGTCCATTCACCAAAAGACATTTTAAAATAATCATCGCTATTTGGTAATCCTATTGAATAATTAACAACTCCATTTTCATTAAAATTTAAAACATCTTGCCATATATTATCTAAATTAAGTACTCCTTCAAGAGGAAAATTTTTAGCATTTTTAATTATATTTCTAAGTGTTTCACCGCCTTTATTAATAAGTACATCATTGGCATCTTTAAACTCACCAAATTCAACATATTTACATTTATATTTTCCAAACCTTCTTGCTAGTTCATTTCTAAGCTGTAATCCAGGATCATCATTATCGGTGCATAATATTATTTCTTTTTTATCTTTAAAATATTCAAAACAATTATCTAAGTATTCTAATTTTTGAGATCCTTTACTAGCACCATTTGGAACACTACACACACTATATAAACCGCACTCATGTAAACTAAGAGCATCCATTTCACCCTCAACGATATAACAAGTTTTGGAATCTATTATATTATTAATGCCATAAAATATTAGTTCAGCTCCAGAAACTAATTTAAAATTCTTTTGACCATCTCTATATTTTACATTTACAATTTCATTATTTCTATAATAATTAAAATTTATACACCTTCTTTTTGCTTGAACTTGAGGCATATATTCAAGAGATTCGCCAATTTTCCAATGCATCAATGTAGGTTCTGAAATTCCCCTTTTACTAAACCATTTAATTACTCTATCGGCTAAATTAGTATTTACTTTTGGTGGTATAGTAAATTCAATTTTAGGTTTAAATTTTACATTACCACCCCACCCACAATGATGACAATTATATAAACCCTCATCAATATTAACCGATAAACAATAATCTTTTTTATTTCGCCTATTATGTGAACACTTAGGACATTTGGTTTTAACAGATCCATTTTGCCTCTTTAGAATAATACCTAGAGCTAGTAAGTCATTATAGTGATTCATAAATAAAAAATTTCTTTAAATATAAAAAAATATTTTCTATATTTTAAGTAAAAACATCAATTCTTTGTAATTTAATAGGTTTTCTTTTTCCATTACAAATGCTTTTACTCTAGTCATTCTTAGATTTTTTTCTTGAAATATTATATTATCAATCATAAAACCCTCAAAAGTGTAATTAGGATAGGTACAAGTAAAAAGAGCAAATATTTTACAATCACTTTTTGCATATTGTGGTATCATAAATGGATTATTTTTTTTTCTATTAACTTTAATATCTACACTATACCCAAACCAAGTAGCATCATAATAATCGGTTTTTAATTCTTTTGAAGTATTATGTATTTTAAAATCTGGATATAAATTATTTTCCCTAGCAAAAATAAATTCGCCACCAAATCCAACTATATTTAAATTAAGATCTGATTTTTTATTAACTGTTTTATGACCATCCCAGCCAGTTTTAATTTTATTGTATTGCCTTTGCATGGCACATAACTCAACTATCTTTTGTTCGTTTTTATCTAGTTTATAAATTTTACCTATTTCCATTTATAAAATCTTTAAGCTGTTGAATTTCTAATTTATCTAAAAATTGACTTAAATTAAATTCATTAAGTTTATTGGTTTTTGTTATTGCACCTAATTTTTTAGAACCATCAGGATCTAAATAAATCACATATTCTTTAATCCCTTTTATTTTCCAATAACATTTAGGTTTATTTTGTTTCTTATATAATTCCATAAATCTATGTATATACAATATTCCATTTTTATCTTGGTTTCTTAATTTTAATAAACTCAAAAAATGTTCACTCCAAAAATCATCATTTCTAATAAATTTTACAGCTAGGTAAATATCCTTTAAATTATATTCATCAACAGTAACACATTTGTCCAGACATTTTTTCCAATTTAAAATTTGAGTATCAGTTTTTGGTTGGTATCTTAAATCAAATAATTTTATAAAATGCTCAAATGATTTTTCAATATTGGCATTTTGGTTAATATTACTTTTATTATATATACTAGTATTAGTATATATATTATTAATATTACTTTGTGGTCCATTTTGCGGTTTCGGTTTTTGCGGTTTCGGTTTTTGGGGTTTCGGTTTTGCTTTTAGTATATAGTTATACCCTTTAAATTTACCTTTTTCTGTTACCCTTTTTCTTACTATATATCCATTATCAATTAATTCATTTATTTTCCTTCCAATAGCACCTTTTGATTCTTTAAAATGACCGCAGATAAATTGTATTGTAATTTCTTGCTCGGATTTATGTGAAAATAAATAAGCATATAATCCAGTAGCACCAATTGAAATACCTTTATGCCTAAGTATATAGCTAGGGATAATTGTAAAATTATCAAACTTTTTAGGTTTGTAAATTCTATTGTATTTCATAAATATATCTAATATCGAAAATTATTCCTTGTCAACCAAACCTTTTACTTGGTCGCAAAATTCTCGTAATTCCTTATAAGTATCAAAAAATTGATTATAAGTTATGGTCTGGTCCTCATATAAAAACCAAAGAAAATCCATTAATAGATCAAACTCTGGTTCATTTGCCTCACCTACATATTTATAATCATACTTAAAATTATCACTAGAGTTTTGTGTCCATCTAACTTTTTGGGTGATCTCATGGAAATATATTTTTTTTACTCGGCTCATAATTCGTTTTTGAAGTATTTATCTATTGTTTCTATACATTCATCTAAATTATTATGCCAAACAGCCACCCAATTCGCATTTTCAAGCTCTCTAAGCCACTTTTTTTGATACTCAGTAGGTTTGTTATACCCAGCTTTTAATTCGATGGCTAAACCCCCTTTATTTAAGTTTGGTGTAAAAATCATCAAATCTGGGATTCCTGGTTTAGTGCCTAAGTATTTCATTTTATATTGTTCAAATGGTGTTCTTTTACCCTCATTTGCTACATGAGTAAATAGTGCTTTTGGATATTTATAACCTAAATATCTCATTACTTGATTTTGCAACACATCCTCTTTTCCTAAATATTTAGCATAAGGATTTCTTTTCATAAAGTTTTTTTACAAAATTAAAAAAAACTTAATCAGTATCCGCCATGATGTAAATAATTCGTTTCATTTCCTTGCAATCCTTATATAATTTTCTATTTTTTTTTTCTAAATCTTTTACAGATTTTTTAAGTAAATCATTTTCGATTAATAAAATATTATAATTATTAACAAGATTATCAAGGTCCATTCTATCTTTAGTAATCCCTAGTAATTTATCGGTTTTAATTTGCAACTCATTATATTTGTTTTTAAAATATATATTGCTTTTTAACATAAAAGGCAAACCCCTTAATGCATTAATAACAGTGGCATGAGTTCTATTAACTGTAGATGAAATTTTTGCCAATGAATTTTCAGTATATTTTTGGCATAACTCATAATAACAAGCTCTGGCAAATACATATTTAAAAACCCTAGATTTTTTATTTATATCCAGATTAAAATGTTGCTCAACTAATTTTTTAAATTTTAACATAATTATAATAAATAAGAGCCATCATCAGCAAACTTATACCAATGATAACCAGGTGGTTGTTTTGTTTCTAAATAACTTTGCCAATTTGAAAATGCTTGTTGCCATGCACTTCGACCAAATTCTATTGTGTCCTCATCTAATGAATATACCTCAACAGTATGAGGATAGGATGTTGTTACCGCTATAAATTTAAAATTATCAATACCTAGCATATCCATATAAAATGCAGCTTGTAAGTGGTAACCCCATTTATAAATATCTCTTTTAAAACCTTCAGGTGAATTATCTTGACAAGTTTTAACATCACTTATAAAATTGGATATTCTATTAATACAATCAGGTCGAACCCTAACATCAACCCCCTCATGTTTTAAATAATGCGAAAGTTCAATTTCACCCTTGCAATATTTTTGTGCCAATTCATTGTCTCTAAAAGATTTTAATATTTCTTTAATTATATTATGAGTATCGGATTCTAAAATAATTTTATTATCTGCCAATTCAATTTGCTTTTGGTATTCATCCTTACCTGCTTTAGTTCTTTTATCTATTTTTTCAATGATATGGTATATATCATAAAAATCATCAGGTTCTAAAAGAGCTTGATGTACCGCAGTGCCTAATTTCATTGCTGGTGATTCTTTAAATTTTCTATTTAAATAGTGATATACTGATTTTTTATATATCTCTTTTAATCCACTAGCACTTATTGAATTGTGAGAGTGGTAATGGTCGTTACTGTCTTTTTTTACTATCATCTTTTATTATTTGTTTTGCTCTAATTTCTTTACTTATTTTACTTAATATTTTTACTTGCTCATATTTGTTTTTCACATTAATTGGAAATCGACACCAACCATGAGAAATTTCATTTTTTTTATCAGATCCAAAAATATCTTTTAGTAATTGTCCAAATAATCTTAAGGAATCTCTACAATGTTTCATATTGCTGTTTTTTATTAATTTTTATTAATATTTATTAAGTTGCCTTCAATTCTTTTTAATATTTCATCACCATGATAATAATCAGAATCATTTTTTAATCGAAATATAACCCTAAGATTAAAATCATTATTAACATCTAAAGTTTGCTCAGAGGTTTTGGGGTTTGTTAAATTAATTACTTCAATATCGTATTTATTTTTTTCTAATTTTCCATTATTACCACAAAACGTAATTTGATCTCTATCAATTAAATCTTTTAATAAAAAATTAATATCAAATACAGTTAATTTTTCTTTTTTTTTCCTATAAGAGTTTA